CTTTCTGGAACGGTAGTGTCTGACACTTGTTCTCCTTCTGTTGTTGGATTTGTTTCCTCTGTTTCCTCATCTAGTTCGGAATCAGAATTCTCATCGGTTGATTCGACTTCCTCGTCGGTTTCTGTTTCGCTCGCAGCGACGCTTGAAACGCGAGCGCTGTCGATGGCAGGATCTGAAACTAATGAAACTTCATCGAGAGATCCTTTAGCAACGACCAGGACTCCATCGACGAAATCGTGTGCGTTTACTTTAACTCCTACACTAAAACCATCGCGCAAACCCGTCGCAGCTTCTACTAATGCGTCGTTGCCGGCTGTTGTTTCCGCGATCTTAAATGTCGCGTCGATTCCCTGTTCGGTTGCGGTCATAGATAAGACCTTTCCGATTGGTCGAGTGCGATCGTGTTCTAGTAAAAGTTTTACGTTCTTAGTCGCGATAGATTCTGGCTTAAAAGTAGTAAGTCCCGCGGACGTTGATCCTGTTTCGTTCCACGTTACGACGCGTCCGGTAATTGTGCGAGATTCGCTGTCGGCTGACGTAATTGTTAGCGGCATATTTAGTTTCATTTAATCATGTCCTCAGCTTGTCGGATTTCCTCGACGCTAATCGCGCCAATTTCAAATAAAGTTTTGTAAATTCCGACGCGCTCGGATTCGCTGCCGCGTAAGTAATCCTCTAAACGGAAATGTACGGATTGCGAACTTGGAACGAAGTCCGGCATAGATAGCCGTTCGGAAATTGAAGTCATTAGCGGAATCAAAGAGAAATCAAGCAAAGTTTTACGAGTAACGTTTGCGTTTGAGTAAGTCATGCTTGATCCTGTTTCGGCGTCAACGTAAAACGCCGGAATACCAATAGCGCGAGCCAGTTCGGTCGCTATGTACGAACGCGCACTTGACAGCTGTAACTTCTCAGGGTCGAAGCCGACTGTTTGTAATTCTACGTCAGCATTTAAAAACGCGGTCGAACGATTACGACGTGAAACGCCCCATGACTCAAGCAGCTTCGCAATTCGATCAGCTGGTAAAGCTGTTCCGTTTGATTTTAATACCATCGACGGAATCGGCTCACGCGCATAGTTCGCAGCTGCTCGCTCTAGTTCCGCTCCGGTGCGAATTGTACGACCAGCGCGGTTTAATAATCCTTCGTCGTTGCCATAAAAAACAACCATCGAGCCCACGCCAGAATCGGGAATTTGTTTTCCGTCGATTGTGTAATGATCGATCTCTGTTCCGTTATTGTTTAAAAAATATCCGACGCGAGTCGGTGCGATTCTTTGTACCGAACGAACGCGCATAGTGTCGGCGAATAATTCTGTAATTTGCCAATATGCGAAGCCGTAAAATAATAAATCCTCAGCTGTCCAGACGTAAGTCGTGCTACCGGTGACGCGTGGATCGGGATCACGAATAACGCGGGGCGCTGGCACTTCGAGCCCCGTCGTATTGTCCCGGAGTTGTAATCCGATCGAAGCGATGGACGAACAGATAATCCCGCGAGCACGTGCGATCGTAGGAATACTCATAGCTTCTTCACGCGTCGCGGTAAGTACGCCGCCGTTAAAGGTAAAGAGCGAATCTGTTGTTGGGACAGGTAAATATGAAGCTTCGATGTCGTTACCTTGTAACGGCGCTACCGCTTCTACCTTTGACGCAAACAGATCACGAATACCCATGCGCGAATTCTCTCAGCCGTATAGCACTAACCCGTCATAATATCGAAGTCCATCTCTGGGCGTGTCGCGAAGTGTGTAACTAGCGCGGTCGCTACCGCGGCGCAGACCGCAGCTTGCGAAGCTCGACGCCCAATAACCCAGCCACCATCGCCGCGCTTTAATTGGACAGCCGAAAGAATCTGTTTAGTTAAATCGCTCTGTCCTCGATGGCGTAATCGTCCCGAGTTGATCGCACCCAGTAATTCGTCGCAGCTTTGAGGATAAACCGAATCCATGTCGAAAATTGGAATACCCGCTGGCTGGAATCTAGCCGCTACCGCGCCCGAAGTGCGACGGCTGTAAAGCAAATACTCCAGCGGATACTTTCGGCAATACTTAGCAGCTTCATTAGCGATCTCTCGATCGTCAAGCTGGACGGAATTCTCCCAAGTGTGGAGTAGCTTCACGACGAAACGTTCGTCGCCTAATTTCTGAGCTCCGACTAACGCGCAGAATTTTCGATCCGGTGAAATATCCAGCGCAAGCCAAGTCAGCTTCTCAGGATCGAGATCGACGCTTTCATCGTGGCAATTATTCCACTCGTTGGCTCCAATAATGCTGGAAATAGTCTGTACCCAGCGGCACAATACCTCGGTTTGTACGACCTCGGGCGGATCATTTAGAACCGCCTGTATGTTGTCGATGTTAATCGTGTGACCGATTGCCGGGTTAGCTGCGAGCCAATTCGATTCCAGTTGAATATCGTCGGTTGGTGCGCTCCACTCAAAATAGCCGATGTCGTCGTCAGCTCCAGCGGCGGCAGCTAGTCCACGCTCTCGAAACGCATTAAGAACGACCGAGTGTGAATCGCCAGCGTTTGTATAGCTCATAATCATAGGATTCTTAGCAGCCATCAAGGTATATCGAAGCGAAGCGTAAGATTCTAAGTCTTTCATCTCTCGAAGCTCGTCTAAGTGGATTGCCGATGGCGCAGAAACGCCTCGAGCAGCTGAGCCGCCAGCCTTGACAATAAATCGGTTAATTTGCCCGGTCGTACCTTTGACTTCCATTTCCTCTGAGCCATGAGACCAGCGAATACGCTGTACGCGCTTCGATAACATTTCCGAGCTCTCGATTAGATTAACCAGCTGCCTAAATTGCTCCAGCGAAGTAGCCAATCTGTGAGCTGATCCAATTTGAAGCGGCTCGTCCCATAGGAATAAACCGCCAAGTATGCGGATTTGCTGTAAAAAAGACTTACCATTTTGGCGAGCTACGACCACGCAATTAGTCGGAGTAGCCCATCGACCATCGGGTTTATATTTGTGGGTATGCTCCAGCGCGAACTTTTGCCATGGCATTAAGCCGTCTGGGAGTATGTCAGCCGCTAAATCTATGAGATCGAAGCCTCTAGACGGTAAATCATTAAGCGGAGTGTGGATTCTAGGGGTCGGTGAGCCATAAGTGGCAGCTGTTAACGGTGGCAAAACCGATAGCAGCCGATCTGAGCCTAGATCATTAGGTAGTTGACCGATTATGACCTGATCGTCCTTAGTCATGACTTACGCTAACGTTTTCAGGGATATTTAGATCATGGAGAGTCGGGGGTGTTTTATCTATACCAAAAAAACGCCCACCTTTAGATAAATTACACTTTTGGCATAAAGTCTGTAAGTTGCTGTCACTATCGCCACCCCCAAGCCTTCTTGGAATTATATGGTCGATATGTAACTTTCCGTTATCTTGTCCGCATTGTTGACAGCAATAACTATCTCGCCTAAGTATGCGTTCTCTTATCTTTCTCCATTGACTTGATGATCCATTATCAACAGCTGAAACCATTAGTGCCACCCCTTGTCTTTGAAGTGTTTCCATGCTAGGCAAAAGTCGCCATCGTAACGATGACCGATGTACCGGATACCCCAATCTATCTGAGTGTATCCATCTAAGTTCTTTAGTTTCTTGTTACGCAGCTGAGGTATTCCATAGTGACTACCGTTAACAGCTCTTGAATCAAACTTAGATTCCTTCATGTATAAGCTGTATGCGCATTGGTATTGGCTATCTTTAACTACTCGACTATGTAAGTAAAGCTTGTAGTTATCTTTAGATGTTATTGAACTAGCCCATGTAGGACTCGGTATAGCCCACGCTAAACATAGTACGCCCGATAGTAGGACTCGCCGCGAGCTCGCCCCCTGTGGGGCTCTCGTCGAGAGAGTTGATCGTACCCGCCTAGTCAAATACCGCGCAACATTGAGCGTACTCTTGGGCGATTCCCACAGGCTGTGGATAACTTTACTAATCTGTGGATAACTATTCATCGCAGCCATGGGCTTCGTCATAGTTGAACGAACAGTAATAACAGCCCATATCCTCACCGCATTTGCGACAGCGATATTTAAACATAATCTCATTACAGCATAAGGCTAGGAAGCTGGTCGATCCAATCCAGTAATGCTTGTTATCGAACGGCATTAGTCCTCATCTCGTATAGCTGCCACGATTCGCTGAACTAACGTTCCCTCAGCTACGTTCCCACAGCGTTCGCATATATGGAGCGGTAGGAATTCAGCTTCGACTTGACGTGCGATTACTTCTCTTAGTTCGGCTAATACTGTTCTCATATGTGGGTTACTCATTTTTTATCCTTTCCCCAACCAGTCCCGCGAAAGATAATCGCTGGAGCGCTAAATACTCTTATCATTGGATAACTACAACAGAGGGGCGATAAATCGCCGTTACTTGGTATTGAGTGGTTCATCTCGAGCTCGCCGCCGCATTGGTCGCAGCGATACAGGTAACTAGGCATTATCGCTCCCGACTAGGCAGACGCCCATTACGCCGCAAACCGTACACTCGAGAGTCTTAACGCCCGGCGGAAGTAAGTCGGTCACTATGCGTTCGACCTGTAACGTTTCGCGCTTACAGCGCCGACACTCAAATTTCAATTTGTCCATAATTAGACTCCTTTAGATTTTCCATAGAATTGAGATTGTGCTGGCTAACCCACCAGGATTCTGTTTTATCGTGCTTAAACCTAGATGTTTTAGCTGCTCTAATTGGTATCCAGCCTTTGACATAATAGGTTGGCGATTCTCCTACTACTAGAACGGCTAGATCCTCGGTGCGATCTCTTGGCTGTAAGATCAAATGACCATCTAGCCATCGAGTGTGCTTGATTTCGATTCGGTTTCCGATGTCTGCTCGAATTTTGAACTTGTCGAGCTCGATCTTAAAGTCCTTGATTCCAAAGAACTTAGCAGCTGCTATCTCAGCCCCAAACGCCTCAGCTGTACGCTTTATCGAGTCGTGTATGTTGCCGCGCATAGCTTGGTCATGAAAGTAAAAGTTTTCCTCACCGCGAAACTCACAGGTAAACGCGGCGGCTGCCGCTTGAACTTCCTCGTCGCGTGTAAGCGTAATTTTGTTTATTCCCATATCGCACATGCCCGGTTATTGTCTGGACATACCCAGCCTTTAAAAGGTCGTCCAGTTTTGCCGACTCCCTCTTTGCGAACCATTACCCCGTGAGAGCATGATCGACCACTAAGTATCCCGCCGATCTCAGCAACGGCTTTAGTCATGTCCCAAGGATCATAAGAGCCATTAGGTAGGACGACGTTATTATTTTGATCTAGGACTATTGGAGCTTCAACGACTGGGCGTTCGACTCGCTTCATTTCCTCGAACGACGGGCGATTTTGATTCTCGCTAAACTTTGATAATCCGCCGGTATGTAATGCGCGCCCGATTGCTGAGGTGCTCCCATTTTCAAGCGGAAAGCGATTAGCGTTTGATCTGATTTCCTCGGCGAAATCTGTCGCAAAAGGTAACTGGTCGGTTACCTCTTTGTAAATGTCAGTCTGGACTATGTAACGAGTCCCGTCCTGAAATACGATGTTAACGTCGATTCGACCGTTTGGATATTTAGCCCAGAACTTTTCAATTCGCTCAGCTACGGACTCGTAGCCCTCTAGTGGAATCGCCATTATGAATTCCGAACGCGTTCTGTAGCTGCCCGAAGCCCAGCTGATCGACCTCTGTTAAAGCCGTCTTTTACGCCCTCTTTAAATCCGACTGTCCAGCCGACTAAAAACCAGCCGACGCTTGCGAGTAATACAGCGCCCGCCATTTCCAATACTGTAAACATGTTAGCTCCCGATTCTAGGGAACGACTTATTCGCTCCCTAGTTATAGGGTGAACTAAATGTCTGACAATTACAAGCCTTACGCGTATTTAACGGCGTGTCGAATTGCTTATGAGCAAACTGTAAATTTCGTCAACCCTGACTTCGAGTCGGGAAACCTGATCTTTTACGCTTGATCCAGAGTTAGGCTTTAGCTCGCTTAGGTAATACTTGACTAAATGCCTAACGCCAGTAAGAAACGCCACTAAGAGCGTGACCATAGCCACGCCCATAGCAGCCCAGTCGTTAGCGTTCACTCGTTTTAGCGCCGAACGTAACGTCACTCGGATTCAGGTAACGCATTAGAACAGGCACGATCCCAGCAAATAGACCCCACGCTAATTTTTTGGGATCCTGTTCGCCAGTCATATAGACAGCCAGCATTCCCGCAATCGCTGATCGTCCGTAACTGGCAGCCATAGCCTTTAGTTCTTTCATTACTTTTCTCCTAACCCCAGAGCTTCGATTAGCTCTCGGACTTTTTTTGGACTTACGTTGATTTCGAAATGCTGTTCGTCTTTTCTTTTCTGATAATCGCCGCCCCAAAATAAACCGTATTTCCTAGCCAGCGCCCGGATCATTGGAACTTTCTCAGCTGGAAACGTCCCGACCTTTCCGAGTGGGTGCTTAGTCGCGTTTAAGTCGATCGCTGTTCCGCTTGAGTGATTGCTCAGCTTGTCGGTCGTACCGCGAACCATGCGAAAGCAATAACCCCAATCGTCGAGCTGACCGCCATCGAGCGGCTCGATTAGCTCGTTAAACTCTTTACAGAATCCGACGATTAAGGGTGCGACAGCTTCGGCGCAGCGAATTTTTAACTGAGTCCCCGGTATTGCGTAGGACTTAATTCCGATTTCGGCTTGATCCTTTGAAGCCGTCCACCCGTTATAGCTAACTAATTTCATGACAGCAATAAAGCCGCTTCGTCGGCTGTGATACCGAGTTTAGTTAATAGCGCTTCGCGATCAGACGCTTTCTTTTCGATTTCAGCAATAGCAGCTTCATGTGCGGCTTTGTCGGCATTATGAACGGCTAATTCGTCAGCTGTCATTTCGCGTTCAATTTCCTCGCCAGTTTCGACGTTTACGATCTTTACCATTGGCTTAGTCATTATTTCACTCCGTATAGTTTAATAGTTCCACCTGAAAAAGAGCTGCTCGCAATAATTGAGAACGAAGTAATCGCTGCGCTGTTGCGATATTGTAAATTTCCAAATGAACCTTTAATTGTTCCGCCATAATTTACTCGCCCAGCTGATTTACATACGATTGGGTCTGTTGCCTGAGCATAATTATATATGTCAATAACACCGCTTGCTTTATCATACGCGTTAGTTAAATTAGTGCTTGAACCCAGCTGACCAGCTGTGCCTTGAATTGCGTTTGCTAGATCAGCTGAACTGCCCGCGCTACCTGTAAAGTTCCAGTCGTAATTTGTACCGCTATCGCCGTTTAGACGAAATTGTAAATTATCAGTTGCTCCCGCAGAAAATGCGCCTGTGTAAACCAAATATAAATTTGTGTAAGTTTGAGGGATTGAGCTTAGGGTGATAGTCGCACTTCCGCTCAATGTCGTAGTGCTAATTAAAGTAATTGAAGCCGCACTTGCCCACTCTGGAGCAGTTGCGCCGCTGTTAACTGTTAAAACTTGACCAGCTGTGCCAATTCCTAAACGAACTGGAACTGTTGCGTTTCGATAAATAACGTCGCCCGCTGTTGTTAGTGTTGACTTAGCGATTGCCGCGTCCGCCAAATCGTAAGCCGCCTTAGTAGCTGTTGGAGTTGAAGCTAGAACGCTCGAAGTCGTCGAAGTCGAATCGCTAAGCTGTACCGCGCCGACAACGCTTGTCGTAGCTGCGTTAATTCCAATAGTTACAGCGCCAGCGCTGCCGCCACCTGTAATCGGGCTAGTCACGTTCACCGCGGTTATATCGCCCACGTCATTAGTTATCCATGTGAAATCCATGTTGCTATTTGACGCCTTAGCCAAAATTTGACCAGTAGTGCCGCCCAGTAAATCAGCCATGGACGTATCGACCGCCTGACCAAATACCTCAAAATCAGCTGGTAAGTCGGTAACTAAATCCGTCGGCGTTGGCATTTGCCAGTTGAAATTGCTCGTTGGGTTTGTCATTTATTCTCCTTATGCCACGACTAGCGCGGTTTCCCACGTTAGTGCCCCGGATATAGTATTCCACGATTCCGCGATGGAAACGTCTTGCCACTTCATAGCTTGAAGCGAATAACTTATTGGTGAAAGATTTAGCGTTATAGCAATTTCGTTATAGGCAGCCTTAAACGACCAGCCCTCAACGAATCCTAGAAAGGTTCCCGACGCCATATTCGGCGGTAAGTCGCTGATTCTTAGCGGTAAGCCCATAAATACGTTTATTAGCGAATCGCGATCTTGGTCGTCTAGCTCTGGGTTTGTGAGCTGGTAAGTGATCGACGTAAAGTTCGCTTGCGGCGTAGCTCGTAGCGTTAAGTAAAAATCGGCTTGGTCTTGTGCGTCTGTCGCCTTATCGAGTGTCGTGTTAATGATCTGGGCTAAGCGACCGTATGTCTCGATCGACCCAATATCCTCAGCACTTACTTCACTAGACCCGTTAGCCTTATATTTTAAGGTTATGTCATTACGGACGTCGCCAGCTCGAGTCTCAATCTTTAGCCCGTTAAATAGCGCGTGATTGGCTGTTAAGTCTGTGTAGCCATTAGTGGCTAACTCGATCGATCTATGAGTCGAATCGGCATACGAGATTAAGCCGCTGGCGTCCTCATAAATGTAACCTAGACCAGACGTTGCGAGAGCTGAAACCAGCGAATAAACGTCTGTGCGATCCGATGACCTGGCGTCTAGTTCATAATTGCCCGGACGATCAATCTGACCTAATCCCACGTTAGCAGCTGTCGCCCATGTTTCGGTTGGATTGTAATCTTGCCATTGTTCCGCAGCTGGAACTTCGCCCCAGTTATTTAATAGCAAATCTTGTAAGATTTCCCAAATTTGATCGCCGTCGAAATCCTTTGACAATATGCCGTCGGTAAGAGCTTTAGGTAAACGGCTAAGCGCTCCAAGCGCGGTTATCTTTAGCACCTGATTTATGCCTACGCTGCCAGCTGTAACGATCTCAATTCCAAAATCGACTACTGTGCCGCCAAAAATAGGAACGTATGTGTTAGTCGAATCTTGTAGCTCGATGGAAACTGAATCGTTTATGTTTATGTTGACGATGGCTTGGGTTAGGTTTAATAGCTCTAAATTACAATATCCAGCCTGAGCTTGCTGATATATGTTATTTCGACCGCTTGTAATAGTTAGATTTGCGAGCGTGTAAGTCGTGTATTCGACGCCCTGAATCTTTACGCGCCAGACTGGGTTAAATACTGTCATTAGAACGCCAGCGCATTTGCGCCATTTGTGCCGCGATAGAAGCTGTTATTTAAAACGTCAACGATTCGGCGGGCTGTGCCTTCCTGGTCGATTGCGCCGCTAACGTTGATATAGATATTTCCGCCGCCGCCGCCTAGCTTGTTATTGGGAATAACGCGTCCATTACCTGACGGGACGAATAATTCTGGACCTCGTTCGCCTACGATGTAAGGCTGATTTGCGTTAGCTAAACCGCCAGTTGCCAGCATTGGGATCTCTTGTAAATCCTTAGATCCGGGCTTTAAATTGTTAACGATGTTATAGCCCTTGATAAGTAAGTTAACGACTTTAATCGCTCCGTTAATGCCAGCGACGACGCCCTGAATTGCTTTACTTACGCCGTTAATAATAAGCGCAACGCCTGACCATGCGGTCTTAAACGCTCCACCTAGAAACGCCGCAAATGGTCTAGCAATAAGTAAGAACGCGGTAACGCCGACTCCGAGTAGCTTGAAAAATCCTGTGTTGTCCTCGATCAGATCGCCGACGGCTTTAAAGACTGTTTTAACTCCTTCCAATACTGGAGTTAAACCAGCCTTAAAGATTGGGACGACGTATTTGTTTAGGTAATCCCAAAGAGAAGTCAAACCCGGGAGAAACGTATCTTTAAAAAATGTACCTAGTGATTCGAAAACTGGCTGTAAGTCCTCGCCTATATCTGTGGCGAGAGTGCTAAGCGTTGGAATTACTTTATCGACGAATAAGGTAACCATCGGAGTAATCGCGTCTAATACGAACGCACCGACCGTTTCTTTACCCTCATCAAAAGCAATCTTTAAACGGTCAATCTTTCCCGCAAAAGTATCAGCCGCAGCGTTAGCGGATCCTTCATAAGTTGCTGTTACAGCGGCAATCGCTTCATCGAAACTCATTGTCTTAAGTTCCGCAGCTGTTAAACCGATATCTAATTTGGCTAGTGCCGCGGTGTTGCCGTCGAAAGCTTTAGCAATTAAGTTCGACGTCGTTTCGAGCGATTTTCCTGATCCGACTGAAGCGTCGAGAGCGACTCCTTGTAGCTTCATCGCAGCTTCTACGTCGCCCGTACTTTTCACTAAACGCGCAAAAGATGGACGAAGTTCGTCGTCTGAAACGCCGACCGCGAGAGCTGTTTGAGTAATGTATGACTCGACCGACGCAATAGTCGCGTCCGTTGCGCTTGTAACGTTTTTAATGGCTGTCGCAAGTTTAACCTGAGCGGCTTCGTCCTCGACCGCAGCTTTAACGCCATCGACTAGCAACGCGCCAGCATAGGCAAGCGCCGCCGCGCCAGCTACGGCGAACGCAGCTCCCGCAGCTTTACCGAAACCGCTTAACTTGCCGCCGAAAGTTTCTGTATCTGTTCCCGCGTCTGTTAAACCTTTTTTAAGATTATCGACGTCAGCTAATATCGAGAGCTTAAGCGTTCTTGATCCGTCAGCCATTAGTCGAACCTCTTAACTATTGAAGTGAAAGCCTTTTCCCACTCAGCGATTAGATAGCTTTGCTCAGCTCTTAAAGTTGGATAAATGAAATATCCGGTCGATCCGCGACCAGTAGTTCCAGACCAAATCGGGAACTGTTTAAATTTATTCGATCCAAATTCTGAGCCGCCCCATAGATCGCGAGTAGTCGCGCCGCCGCTAAACTTTTGGCTAACGTAACCGAAAGCAAGCTCGCCGATCTTAGACGACTTACTTACTTTAGAGCCCTCAGCGATTCGACTAGCTACTGGCGACGAACTAAGCGATCCAGCCGCCGAAATGATTTTGCCCTGTAAATAGCCAGCAAGCGCACTCGATTGTTCTTTTGCTTGAGCGACGGCTTCATCGTCCATCGCCTTAAAAGCTCCGGTGATGGCGCGAAGTTCGGCTTTGTCGTATTGAACGACTTCCTTACTTTCCGCCATTTCGTTTCTCCAATATCTCGAGCGCTGTCAATATGTCCGCCGCGTCAACCCACTCACTCATCGGAATTCCTGTCGCGATCGACAGCTCAACGATTAAGTAGCTTAGGCTTCCTCGGCTGTAACTTTTGGGGCTTCGGTTTCTCCGACCGTAATATCGACTACCGTTTCGCACCAAATTTCATAAGGTTTAACGGGCTTACCCGCTGCCTCACGTCTTAAAGCGTTCCACGCTAAAAACATTAGATCGGAAATTCCGATTTTTTCTTGAGCCTGTTGAATTGTATAACCTGTCTTTTGCTCCCACTTAGCGAACTCTGGCGGTTGCGCTGTCGTGGTTGCTGTCTTTCCGTCATTTGTTTCGATATGGATTTGTAGTTTCATGCTCCCGATTTCTTTTCTTTAGAGTGTTGGAGTGGTTACGCAAGTAAAGCTGAGCGATACAGTCTGAGCGTCTGGAGCTGTGCCGCCAGCGCTTGGAAAAATTGGCTGTACGTCGAAATTAAATACTGATCCGCTCGCAGCTGTGAAAACGACTGAAAGTGGAGTGTTTGGAGCTGTGTCCGCTGCTGTCCAAAGTGAATTACAAAGTGAGCCGCCAGCTGTCCAGTCTGCGAGCATTTCAACGTCGAAAGTTCCCTGTGAGTCGGTTGTGTAATAAGCCTTACCGTCTAGTGTCTGGTAAGTGTTGATCGTTGACTCGATTGTTAGAGTCGCAGCTGTTGCTTGAGCGTCATAAGTCGCACCCTCGATGGTGAAAGTTATGTCGCGTCCGGTGACGATTGTTGTCGGCATTTTGTTCTCCTAGTTTTCTTGCTTGTAGTAAGTGGAAACGTCAATTTCCGCAATTAGAAAATTGCTCGAACCTAACGTAATGATCGACGGACGCGATACGTCGCCGACTTCATATCCCGACGGAATAGCCGCGAGAATTTCTATTGCGAGCTTCTCGAGATTGTCGAGCGCTCCCGCGTTATTGTTATAGGCGACGACCGCCGAAATCGTAAAATTTAATTTAAGTTGAATAGCGCTGCTAATTAGACGGGTTTCCATATACGGCGTACCCGGAATAATAAAACATGCTGGCGCGATAATCGCCTCGGGAACTGACTCATAGACCGACGCAGCTACGCCAGCGAGAGCGGTCGCTAACGGTGCTCTAACGTCTGCTTGAACGGTCGTCATTTATTGAGCCATATTTTCGACTTGAATAAACGGAGCTAATAAACCAATTACGCGATTCTGTAATGAGCGCCCAAGTACGAACGGCGATGGATTGAAATCAACCTGTGCCGAAGTATTGCCCGGAGCTGTGATCGACTGGAAAACTTCGACTGATACGACTAACAGCGCCGACTTTACAGGCGCTACGGCTGAATATAAATCCTCAGCTGTTGAGCCATTAAGTACGGCTAATCCAGCGGGAATCTTAGGTGTGAAAATTTGATCCGGTGCGGCTGTTGCTGTCGTGAATATGTACGGCGCGATTTGATGATCGTTAACTGTTACGGTCAAATCGAACGCATTTCCGCAGCCTGAAATAACGACAGCTTGACCCGGTACGAAATAGTTAATCCGTTGAGTCGTGTAAAACGCCATGCCATCTTTTACTTCGATCCCTGTAATCGCTGACTGGTAACCAGTTAACAGCGGCAGGATCGCACCCTCAGCGCTGGCGATCATAAGATCGAGATATGCGTCAGGGTAAAGAGAATCGCTAACGCCTAACACGGCGCGAAGTTCGTCCGCGGTAATAATTGGCATTAGCGATCCTCTCTAGATTCTGCTCGGTCGCCTCGGGAGCGAAACGACCGATGATTTATTTATTTAACTCAGACTTGGTTCCAGCAAGCGCCGAAAGGAATCTTTGGAGCGATTGCGGCATAACCGTAATACAAAATGTCCACGGTTCCGTCGGAGTTGATGTTAGTACGCAGCTCAAAACGTGGGCTTTCGTACCATGTCCATGCGTCTGGGTTGATAACTACCATCGAATTATCGCCAGCTGATGTGGTTGCTCCAGCGTTTCCGATTGAACGTGAAACGAACAGATTTAAGCCCGGAGAAACTACGCCGCGAAGTGAATCGCCGCGAACGTTTCCAGCTGCGTTTGATGGCTGAGCTGCGTTATATAGCGGCGCGCCGTTGTCGTTGTAACCCATGATGTTAGTCCATTGTCCCGGGCTAACTACTAGGTTACGAGCGAAGCCAAGTGATGATGAGTAAACAGCACCCGCAGCTTGTGAAGTGTAAGCAAGGAATCCCGCAGCTGTATTTGCGTTAACGCCTGTTGACTGACCAGCCGCAACGATTGTGCCTGTTGCGAATTCGTCTGTGACCTTAGCGTAAGCAAATTCCAAATTCTGGAGTAATGCTGTTAGGTAGCTTGGATCTGAACGGTCGATGAGTTCGATCGTTGAAATTGCGCGTCCCTTAAATGAGTTAACTGGAACTGAAATGTAAGTTGCGCTTAAGCTTGATTCTGTAATCGCTGTATTTTCTGCGATGTTAGAAACGGTTGGCACAGCTGTAACTTTTGGCAATTCGAAAGTCATGCCAGTAGCACTTAGCGCTTCGCGAGATAGGGCGTCGATCATGCCGCGATCTGCGTTAGCTAGTGCGTTAATTACTGTACGGCTTTGTGGTGTTGGAACCATGCCCGGAGCTGTTGATGTTGTGTTATCGGCAGCCTTGACATATTGGCGAGCGTCCTCATCGTGTAAAACTGACGCCTTGAGTGAATACTGTAAATAAGAAACCTTATCGACAATAGGTGAACGTGGCGCGGTGTACGCCATAGGGACGTGCTTAGACGCTTCTACCGTTTCGGCAGCGGCGCTTTCTGGAACGGTAGTGTCTGACACTTGTTCTCCTTCTGTTGTTGGATTTGTTTCCTCTGTTTCCTCATCTAGTTCGGAATCAGAATTCTCATCGGTTGATTCGACTTCCTCGTCGGTTTCTGTTTTGCTCGCAGCGACGCTTGAAACGCGAGCGCTGTCGATGGCAGGATCTGAAACTAATGAAACTTC